ATTCAGCAATACAACCTTTTGCATTGGAATCCACGAAAATAAAGTTACAAAAAAAGTGGCTAACCGAAATTAACCACTTAAATAATAAAACTAACTAATATGAAAAAAAAATTATTCTAACGTACTATAATAACAAACATTAGAACAATACTGTTTTGAAATATCAATATGGCTTTTAAACTCAACACCACAATTTAGACATTCCTTTGTTTCTATTTCTTCTCTTTGGTATCTTTCAATCTCTAAGTGATCCATCTTTTTTCTTTTTACTTTCAATTATAGTATCTTCTATACCATAAGCATAACTTAAAACCTTAAAATAAGTATCTTGTGTTATGTCATTTATATCCCAATGATTAGATATAATCTTCATTATTTTTGGTGCTATTTTTTTATTTACTGCCATAACCAAAATAAAAAGTTCACAAACATAATTGACCAAAATGTAAATACACCTAATCCCCAACAAGTATATTTAAGTATTCTTTTTTGTAATTTTTTATCTACTGGCATATTAACATCTTGCCTTGTTGCTTTATATATTACTTTCATTATATACTAAATATTACAGATATTGACCATAAGCAGAAGAATATACCAACACCTAAAATCATAAAACTTATAAATGTTATAAATTCTTTAAATTGTTCTTTATTCATATTTTCTAATTTTCTTCAAAGTAAACCAATTTATTTCATAAATACAAATATATTTTACATTATTTAATATTTTTTAATGTTATGGTATAAAAAAAGGGGGTATAAAACCCCCCTTTAATAATATAATCTCTAATGATTATAGAGCAGCAATCACTGTTGCGAATGAACCTCTACATAGAGCATTTGGAAGATAAGTTGTGAAACCTAATCTTTCTTGAACTCTAACTGTTATAAAGTTCTTTTGAACATTATCAGAATCTTGCTCGAAGAATTCAACACTAATGTTCTCTCTCTGCCAAATTTGAGCAGCTTGACTAAAGTTACCTACGATAAACTCTCCCTCTGCCATTGCAGTTGAGATTCTTACAGGTACTCCCATAAATGTTGGTTGTAGTCCTTGATAAACTTGATCTTTTAGATATCTGTTGTCAGAATCTTTAAGAGCAAGAATTTTGTGGAAGTCAGTTGGGTGTAATAAAATACCATCTGAAGTATAGTTAGCTTTTGCCACTTGGTTTAATGCAGTTATAAGTACATCAAATTGTTGTGGTGTAGCAAAGTCAGCAGCACCAAAACCTGATGCACCTGTACTCCAAACTGTAGCTGAATTTCTTAATCCCTCTAAATTTGGTGCATTACCATTACCACCTAATAACTGGTCATCTTCTACTGCCATAAGTTTACTTGGAACTCTTGCTGAAATATATGAACTTAATTGTTCAGTATCTTCCATCATTTGTCTTGATAATCTTAGGTATGTACCAATCGTTTCGACAGGTGCAGTTGATGCAGTCAAGTTAAAATCTGTTTGACCTAAAGCAGAACCCTCTGCCGTAGCAGCAGCACCTTGTGTATAAGCACTTTCTTTTACATATCTGATTAAATCAGAATTTGTAGTTCCAACAGGAACAATTTGTCTTATATGTACTGAATTACTTGGATCAAACTTGAATCCAGGTACTCTTGTAGCCGCTATAACTTCGCCCGTATAGTCCGCTCCAGTTGTCATATCCGCTTTAACTTCAAATGATGAAGCTCTTGATTTACCTTTTTTAAGTGCTTCAATAGCACCACCATCAATCGCATCTTTAATTGCGGATTTGAAGTTCATTGGCTTACTATCTACGGCATTTTTTTTAGCTGCCATTTCGATAATATCCATTCTTTTTTGCATTTCATCATTCTTTGCAAGATAGTCGTTAGTTAAGTTTGAAATTTCACTCTTAAGTGATTCTTCAACCTCGCCTTTGGCGTTATCTTGTGCCGAATTAAATGCTTTTTCAATTTTAGAATCAACTAAATCTCCGATTTGGTCTAATTCTTTTTTGATTTCATCGTTCATTTTTTACGAATTTAATTTATTAAACAAATAATTATAAATATCACTATTATCAGCTTTTATCTGTGTCGGCTCTGTAACATCAATTTCAGTTGGCAAAGTGGCACTATCGTTAAAAATAGATTTTAGCTTGATGAGTTCTGCTTCGATTGCATAACCCATATTGTCAGAAATGTTACCCTTGCGAATTAACTTCACAAGTTTATCAAATCTTTTCAATACTTTCTCCTTATCTACATTCCCTTTTACATCTAATATCATCGCTTCATCATTTGCAGCAAGTGTAACGGCAGAAATCTCATAAAGTTTTACTTCCGTTAATTTTCTATTGTATTCATCACCCATTCCTGCTTCTTTTTGTAGTGGCAATATACCAACACTATTTTCAGTAATCACTCCTGCTTTCATAAGTTCTAATACATCAGTTCCAAGTTGAGTTTTTGGTATTTTCGCTTCGAACATTAATCCTTTATCATCTTCATATAGGTTTACCATTTTACCTAATGGTTGATCCATATTGTGTTGATATAAATACTTTACACGACTTCCATTCTCCATAATCGTTTTAGTATATGCACCTGGTGTAATTATATCACCATCGCTATCAACATTGTTAAATACAGAACCATAACCTTTTACGATTCCTGACTTTTCATCGGCATCAACTAATTCACCGATTGGACTTGACTTATATATTATATTTTCCATTTTACAAAGATATTAATTTTCTATATATATTAATTCACCACCACCATTCACTTCAGGTGAATCAGTTATTAAGACATCTATTCTTCTTCCATCTGCATTTTCTAACATTACAATTAGTTCTTCGATACTAAATAACATTAGCCAAGTTCTTGGTGATTCTGAATTTGGGTGTAATTTTTCGTACTCTTGTGATAATCTAAACAATCTTTCCATTATATTTTATTTTGTAATTTTCTTATAAGTTCTCTTGATTCATAATAAATCTCGGGATATAATCTTCTAAATATGGGGTTGCCGAAATATAAATTTTCAAATGAGTGTGCTAAAACTTCGGCAACTTGTGAATAAACACCACCTCTTGTATAGTAAGCGTTAGGGTGTCCATATCCAACTTTGTTTCTTGTCAATGCACCAAAAAAATCTGCCATTGCCCCGTGAAATTGTTGAAAATCTTTTTCTGAAAGAGATGGAAATTGTCTTTTTAAACTTGCAAAATCCTCGTGATCCCATAATCTTTTGTATGGTTTAAATGCTTCATTTTGGACACTTGTACTTTGTCTGTAACCTAATTGTTTTCTCCATTTTTCGAAAGCATCTTGTACATCAACATCTAAAATTGGTTTAGATTTATTTCTCGGATTCCATTTTGCCCAATTATTTTGTTTATGTGCCATGTGACCAATCTCGTGAACTAATGCTCTGTTTATTGCAACTTTAGTATTATAATCTCTTATGTTAATTGTAATACCATCTTCATTTGCAAACGATTTACCCTTTCTTAAAAACTTAACACTTATAGGTTTGTTTAACAATTTTGTTATCTCCATTGCTTTATCATCAATATCAAAACCTTGTTTTTTTAAATCATCTATTGCAGATGGATAAAAGTTTGGTTTTCCTTCTTGCACCACTCTTTGCCTTGGAACTCTCACAGGAGTTGGTTCAATTCTTTGTGGAATACTTCCCTCAATAATTGCTTCTTTTGGAAAAGGTGCATTTGTACATCTACAATTTATTACATTAGCAGCACTGCCTCTACTATCACCTGGATATGCTAATTCCTCACCACCTACTAAAAAGTTTTTATCCATATCAACTATTTGTCCATTGGCTTGTATATGATCTATTCTTGTTCTATTATCAAAAGTTGCAATCCATTCTTTTTGAAGATTCTCTTTTCCAAAAACATCAGTAGCACTTTGATTAGTGGCGTAATTTGCAGCATTAACACTTTCTGTTCTTACAATTCGTTTTGCATTAACAACCGACATATCATTAAACTTCTTTCTTAATATTCTTGCTGCTTGTACCTCACCCATTGATTGAAAGTCAGGATCTGCCATATATCTTTTTAATGTCTTAATAAATTCTTTTCTTCGATTACTTCCAACACTAACTATTCTTGCACCTGCTACTTCATTACCTATGTATGCAAACTTTTCATTCCAAATATCCTCATATTCAATATGGGTATTTTTAGTAATGTATTTCTCAAAGTTTTGAGCATACCACTTAGCAAACTTATTTCCAACCTCTTGATATAGTTCAATATAAAGAGTTATTAAGTCGCTATCCTTAAACTTAAATTGTAAATCAGGTATTTGTTTATTGGCTTTTAGAAACTCATTGATAATATCACTACTTTCCTTTTTAAAGTATTTTACCCATTTCTTGTCTTGTTTTGCTTCTTCAATGTCTAATTGATTAAGCCAATCCTTATGATAAGTTTTTTTGAATTTTTTAGTCAGCATTTTCAGAAATCTTTTTAGCCCAAGAAATCATTGCTTTACCACCCCAAAGATTATAAGCTACATAACCTTTGTCTTTATAAGGTTCGTTTCTATATTCTTCAGATATTTTTGCATTATCCTCGTGTCTTGCTAAAAAGCTATTAATTCTTTTTACAGTATCAAGTGATATTGATTCTCTATTGGCAAGTTGATTTGCTCGTTTCCAACCAACTTCTGTACCACCCTTAACAACATCACGACCATATTTCTCTCTCCACTCTAACATTCTCTTTGCATTGTTAGTAGCACCTTGTGGGTAATCATTATAGCTTTCGGCTTTTGTTATTGATTTCTTGCTTGACATTGGGTGTCCACTTGGTAAAAGGTCTGTGTCGTGTTTGCCACCTCTAAATTTACCATTTCGTAAAACATATAAAAATGAGTTTACTCTTGCATACGCCCATTGATCTTCACTTGTTACACTTGGTCGTACTGATGATGGATTGTTCCTATATGCACCAACACCTCTATTGAATACAGTTTGCAAAGTTCTATAAGAAGTTCTTTTTGATTTATTGTCGCCAACTTTCTCGTTGTGTTCTTTTACCTTGTTTTTAAGACCAGTTTCTACTGCACTACCAGGTTTTACTGGTTTATCAATATATTCATCTTTAACATCTTGTCCAATAATCGCAATATAATCCTCGTGTGATGCACACGGCATATAAATCTTATTTCCATTGTCATCGTGTGAATGAACACCTTGACAACCTATTGCTTCTGCTCTTTCACTTGCTTCGGTTTCGGTTGTATAAACATCTCTACGAACCTCCCTCTTAACATCAAGAAGTTCATCATAATTTACTTTAACGCTTTTAAAGTCCTCGCTTATAACTTCATCTTGTAGTGGCACAAGATTCATTGGAATATAGAAATCATTTAACTTTTCATTATCTGATTCAATACCATAACTCATTGCTTGTCTTTTCTCATTTGGAGTTAGCCACCAAGCCTGGCTCATTTGACCAACAACTTTATCCATTTCTTCTTGCATTTCAGAAATGCTTGTGTAATCAAAGTCAATGTATAGTTTATCGCCATAAGCAGGAACTAACCATCTGTTTAATTCATCTTTAATTTTATTAAGTTCAGGAATTACTGCATTTTGATACAATGTCTTTTTAGCTTCAATTACATTGTTATATGTAGAAGATTCAGTGTTGTTCAAAAGAACTGCAGGTACAGAATAAATATTACATAAATCTTTAATACTTGCATTGTATTGTTCTATAAGAGATAAATCAGATGCAGACATTCCAAA